CAATTTTTATTATGTCAACATCATCGAACTTATAACTGTCCAAAGTCTTTATCGCATAAGGACCTTCGGGTGCTTTGGTTATGTGATATGTGCCAGGATGTGTGTCATATTGCATATCCACTGTGCCTTCTGAGTCGCCAAGGCAGTGTTCATACAGATTCACATTGCCCAAATGTCCGGTGTTGTGTTTGAATTCAGGCAGTATGTCTCTGTTTGGTTCAAATGCTTCAATCACATCCACTTTGTCGTGCCAATACAATGTCCAATATCCTTTGTGTGCACCACAATCGATCACACGTCTTAATTTTTGATGTTTGACGTGTGGCCAAAGCCAATCATAGTGTGGCTTGGCAGTCATTATTGCAGAGGGTCCATTTGTGTTGTGAACAGTTCGTGTTTTGGTTCCAATTTTTTATTCCATTCGTTTGGTATAAAAAACAGATCCATATCGCCCTTGCGTTTCTCATTGTCGTGCCATATGCCTTTGGTTTCATCACTTCGACAGGAGGAAGTGAACACTCCATCCAGCCAACCGTCCCTTTTGCTACACACACGATATCCGCAACCACGCATATGTGCTATGAGGTCTTCTGCACGATAGTTGAATTTGCGACATTGGTTGGCGACTATCTCCATTTGTATCAATGGGCGATGTGTGTCTATGGTTTTTTGGGCACCGTGCACCACAAAAAGTTCATATCCTTCAACATCTATCTTTATGAAGTCTACATCACTAAAATTGTATGAATCCAGTGTGCGTTGCGACACTGATTGTGTGCTACGTCCCAGTTTTTTGATGTCTGCCCTTGGATTTTTATCATAGTGTGACAAATGGTTGTGTCCACCATTCCATTTGTGTAATATCACTTGGGTGTTGCGTGTGTCTTCACCCAATGCTTCAGTGTGCAGTTTAACATTAGTCACTTGGTTGTCTCTCACTGTGTTGTGCCATAATTGTTGTGCCAAGTGTGTAGGTTCGAAACATTCTACGATGTTGAAGCGGTCCGCGTAATGGATGGCGTTGCAGGCATTGTTGGATCCAACGTCAATGCAACGTCTAAAATTTTTAAGCATCGATTGGGCAAAGTCCCAATTGGTTCGTTGATATTGACCGGCTTTCAATCTTTGGATATACAATTTGTCGCCAGTTTCAACCCAATAGGTTTTGCCATTTTTTGATTGTATAGGTTCTATGTTCATTGCATTTGATCTTTAATGTATCTAAATTCACTCATAGTGCAAGTCCATAGCAGTTCTGGTTGGCAGTCTGCATTTAAATTTTTGTCTTTGCGTTTCAGTTTACGCAGTCCATCCACAACCAAACATTGATTGTTGAAGTTTGGATGTTCCATCACATTCACAAAGTCTTCCCAATGTTGGAAGTTGTCCATTGTGGGATCAATCCATAACACTCTTTCTTTGGTGTCGTCACAATACACGAATGTTCTGTATGCTATGCCACCGTGCTTGGATTCAATCATTGATATTTTGTAAATTATGCCTAACACAGGTTTGTGCAGGTCTTCTGTTATCTTTGCCATTTTTTACCTTTCTTACATTTGAGACTTGCGTCTCTACATTGTTATTATACACCCATCAAGGTGTTTTTGTCTACATAATCTTTTTCAGCATAACGCTTGCCTAATTGGTATGCCAACCATTTGCGAGGGATAATATGGACATTCCATTCCGCCCAAGGATCTTGTTCACAAAGCCTTTTCATTGTGTAATTGTTTTTGCCAACACCACACAGTTCCATTTTGCCCGAACGCACCCAGACATCATAGTATTGTTGTGGTGTCAGTTCATAAGCCTCGTGCCTGAACTTCGCCTGTGCTTTTTGCCTAGCATATCTCGTGCCCCAAGGTTGTGGAATGCCTGAAGGAGAAATACCCGCCATTTCAACTGTTGGTCTATACTGATATTTTCTTTTTTTAGCCATTGCGTTATGCTCTTATTTATGTTAGCATTAAATAACTGAGTATGCAACCGAAAAGAACAGCACACGTCATTGGCAATGGTCCAAGCAAAAGGTTTTTCCAAGAAACCAACGACTTCACTGTGGCCTGCAATTTGGAATGGAACATAAGACACGATGTGGTATCCATTATTGATCCGCAACCTATCGTGTATATGCAGGAAAACAAGATGCGGACCAAAAAACCAATATGGTGCACTTCCAATGTTTCCCTGTTGAACATATCAAAAGGTTTGAGGATGAATGTTGTCCACGAATACAGGAGCAAATGGAGATTCAATTCAGGACATCAGGCAGTGAAGAGATTGTGTGATATGGGATACACAGACATACACCTTTGGGGATTCGATTCCATATGGACAGAAGATATGTCAAGTTCTATGGACGCAATGGTTGAAAGGACATACAGGAAACCAACACTTAAGAAAGAATGGTTCATAAATTGGCAAGACATACATCACAAATACGCAAACACAAATTTTTGGTTGCACATACCAGCACAGGATAAATTTAGGAATGACAAAACAAGATTCAAAACACACGCACATTTGGACTTATCTTTTAAGCCTAACAAAACCAAATAAGGAAATGGATGGCTTTGCCATTTGTCCTTATCTACAAAAATACATCGACAGGATTGATGTGAGACCGCTTGGTCCAAACTCACCTGATTACAAAGGAGAATGGGGCAGTCAGATGCGTGAAGACATAGACACAGCAGTTATGGATGTAAAGGAACACAAGTATGAAGCAGTGGTGTTGTATGGCAAAACTGTTTATGACCACGACATCTATCCCAGGGAAGGTGATGTTGAAATATTGCATATGGAAGCCAAGTCAACAGAACCACCATTGTATAAGATTGCGGATTACACATTGAAAACACACGACCTTGTGATTGTGCAAAGGAAGTCAACATTGGAACAGGCAAGGAAACGGTTGGAAAAGACGACTTATTATAACCATTGGCGTGAAGATCAATAAATACTTGTATGACATTAACACTTAGACAAGAATCAGACGTCCGTGCAACTACTAAAGGATCAGCACTAACATATGCTGAGATGGACGCAAACTTTTTACACGCATTAGATACAGGAACCATTGTGGTTGGTGATGACTCATCTGGTGCAACAATTAAACTCGGTGACACACTTAAAATTGCAGGTGGTTCAAATATCACAACTGCAATGTCTGGAAACACTTTAACTATTACAGGTTCAGTATCAGGTGACCTTGTGAATGACACAAGTCCCCAACTTGGTGGTAACCTTGATGTTCAAGCAAGGACAATCACAACTTCTACATCAAACGGCGACATAGGTCTTGTGCCAAATGGTGATGGTAAAGTTGACGTTGGAACAGGTTCAGCCACAGGAATCATATCATCCAGTGGTGCACATAATCTTAAATTAGAAACAAATGATGGCACCAATTCTGGATCAATTCAAATAATAGACGGCACTGGCGGTAATATTGAGATTACACCATCTACAGTTGGAAAAATAGTGTGCGGAAGTGGCTCCCAAACAGCAATACTAACATCTAGTGGAACACAAGATATCGAGATTTCAACAAACTCTGGCACCAATTCAGGAAAAATATCAATCACTGACGGTGCTAATGGTGACATATCGATAGCACCCAATGGCTCCAATGCAAGAATTAAGGTTGGTGCAACAGGTGAACCAACTGCTTTCTTAACATCAAATGGTGGGCAGGATCTAAAACTAGAATGTAATTCAGGAACCGGCACACCAACTATCACACTTAAGGTAGGCACAAACGGAAACATTGAACTTGCGCCAAGCGGCACTGGAGAATTTGTTTTGGGTAATAGTTCACAATCGGCAAAACTTACAACCAATGGTATCCAAGATATGATTTTTGATACCAATGCAGGAACAGACAGTCCACAATTTGCAATTAGAACAGGACAGCACGCCAATGACTCCGCACCAGACAAAGGTATTTTGGAGTTCGATGCAAAAGGCATAGGTGGAGCAGTATTCATTAACAACGAAGATGCACAAGCATATCCAACTGGTGCAATGATTCTAAGAAACAATGGTGCCAATGATTCTGAAATACACTTTGGACAGTTTGGTCAAGGACCTGCTGTTGGCAAGAGTGGAAACAACACATTGTTCTTCTCAGTTTATTTTGATCCAGATGCAAAAGCATTTTCACATTCAGACTCATCATCATTTCCAGGTGATGCCAATGTTTTCTTTGGATATGACTATGACAACAACCAAGCAATTATGCAAGGTAATGGTGGAGATGGTGGATTCAAGATAGATTCATTTGGCAACCAATCAACTTCTTACGCAAGTGGTCAAATTGAATTAGCAGGATCATATGCACTTATAAATGGCAGTGACCCATACTTACAAATTAAAGAAAGAACAGATTCTACTATTCCATCACAACCATCAAATGCGGCAAATTTATTTGCAATGGCAAATTCTTTGATTGATGATACTGCGGACGGCTCGACTGTAGAGATGTATGCACAAGACTCAGCAAACAACTTCACAAAGATATCACCGCACAATGCAGATGGTGAATGGGAATTCTATTCAAGAAACACATCAACAGGCAAAACTGTGAGAGTGAATATGGAAAAAATGATTCGCAAGTTAGAACAAATCACTGGCGAAACATTTTTTGAAGAATTCAAACCAGCAAGATCATAATATAACATATAACTGCTGGAAGAAAGGCAGTAAATATTGATATGACTTGGCCAACATCTTCAAAAGCATCAACATCAAATGTAGACCAGGCATCGGATAGGATCAGTGACGCAAGAACAGACATCTTGCAAAACATCCAAAACACCAATGCCATAATTAACAAGTTTGATTTGACCAGTCTTGCTGACAATCAAATATTGGTAGCGACTGAATCAAACACATTCCAAAACCAAGATCAAATATTCATTTCACCATATTTTGCTTACATTGTGTATGGCAATCTTTCTTCTGATTTTACAGAAAGCGAAGGAGGTGTTGGTGAAGACAGCAGTTCATTAACTTATAGATATCTTGAACCTGATAAAAAATTTGATCCACAAGACAAATTTAATTTTGCTGGTTATGATTCTACAAATGACAGCACAGTGGTCAATAGTGTTTTTATAAATGAAGCAGGAACATATTCATTTCATATACAAGATGTAATGGGTGTCAATGGAGACAATGATGGTGATCCTGCGTTTGGAATACAAGTCATCAAACCTGACGGAACAAAATTTGAAAACATTGTTGAGACAAGTGAGAATCAATCTCCTGACAATGACTTTATCACCAGTGAAGGAACTTTTGCAATGTATGATAATAGTGTTGGCATATACAATGTTTCATTGCCTGCACAGTCAGTGATAAGAACATTCTTAACAAATAATAATGACAACTTAAGAGTGACAAAACAATTTATATTAAAGATAACAAAAGGATAAACAATGGCTTGGCCTTCAACTTCAAATGAAAACAATGTAGACTCAGCAGGTGCAAGTCTTACAGATGCAAGAGCACAAGTTTACCAACACTTGTCAAACATAAATGATATCATTGATACATTTGACATACCTTCTCCTAATGAAGGAGATGTTTTAATATACAATGGTTCAAGTGGACAGTTCCAATCATTACCGGCCAGTGAAATAGCAGTCACTGCCAATATGGCAATATTGAAACTAGATGAAAATGGATACACAGAAGTTTCCGATATAAACAATCTTGTAAATGTTTCATCTGATAATCAGTCATTCACATTCAATGAAGATGGAAACTATTTTTTAGACTTCAATGGACATTTACTTTTCCATTCAACTCCGGCAACAGCACCAGCAAACTTTTTTGATATTGTTCCAACAAGAGTTGGTAATGGACACAAACACTTTGGTCCAAAAATACAAATTTTAGAAAACAATTATGTTTCATCAGGATATTTTGAGACTGGTGATTCAACAGCAAACTATGTGTCAAGGATAGGAGTTGACCTTCCTTCATATCCATCCATTATTGGATACGATCCTGGAGTAAGGATTGGCACAACATTTTTTGTAAGGATATTAAAACAATGAGTTGGCCTGCAGATAATAAATCAGACATAACAAGATTAGACAATGCCAATGACACACTGGGCAGAAGTAGACGTGAAATAAAAAGAGGGATTGATAATGTCAATTCTATATTGGATGAATTCGATATCAATTCAGTTGATGCATTTACAATCTTGCAATACAAAAGCGGTCAATGGAAGCCTGTTGACACAACCAGTTTGGGAATGAAAACAGCCATAATAGAAACTAATCTTGATACAGCGGCAAATATAAATGTTCGCCAACAACCATATTTCAATGTGTTGTTTGATCCTTTCAATATTACATCAACAGACAGTGCTCTTGGTAATTTGTTTTTGACACAAGGCACATATTATTTTGAACAACAAGGAGAGTTCTATGGTAAGACAGGAAATAGTCCTAATGACAGAACTGTGTTGTCGTCAATTACAATTACTGTGGATGGTAATTCAGCCAGTGAAGCACACCAATTGGTGCAACTGGGAGATCAAAGATGTGCGTCTGCAGGCACAACAAGTCACGTGGCCACTGTTGATTCAACATCAACAGGTAGGATTGACGCAACATTGACCAATCCACATAATACAAGATATCAAAAATTAAGTTGGATTATATACAAACTTGCCTAACAGCAATGAAGGTATTAAATATAGACGTTATAACAAAATAAAACTTATAAGGAGAAAACACGATGGCATCAGCATCAGACTATTTGGAGACTAGAATACTTGACTTCTTTTTGAAGAACAATTCATTGTCAACTTCTGCTCCAAACCCAATTTATGTTGCTTTGTTCACAGGTGATCCCACAGACTCTGCTGGTCTAACAGACTTTGCAAATGAGGTATCAACTAGCGGTAGTTCAAACTACGCAAGAACACAAGTATCATTTGGAACAATCGACACACAAGCAGGTTCAGTGTCAAACAGTGGAGCAGTGACTTTCCCTGTGGCAGGAGCAAACTACAATGGCACAGTGACACACGTCGCTATTGTTGATAATGCAACAGCAGGTCAAGGAAACATTTTATTCCACGGAGCATTATCCGACGACAAAACTGTCGAGACCAATGACACATTCCAAATCAATACTGGACAACTTACAGTGACGATTGCGTAATGGCAACCATACTAGGGTCGGCATCTTTACAGATTAATCTCGAGCACACTTGGGGAGACGGAGGCACTTGGGCCAACAATCCTCAGGTGCACTGGGGACCAATGTTCGAATGTTCTGCGACATTGTTCAAGAACACAAGATCTGTAACCTTTGCATCCAACCTTAGTTCCACTGCAACACAATCCACAGTTGGAAAATTAATACTTGCAGGAGCAAGTTCACTCACTTCAAGTGCAACACAAACAGCGGCCTGCACAAGGATAAGACCTGGTTCGGCATCATTGACAGGTGCTGGCACACAATTAACAGTAGGTAAAACATTCTTGGCAGGAGTGGCATCATTGAGTGCATCAGCAACAATGACCACAACAGCAAAAACTATATTAGGTGGTGTTGCGCCATTGAGTGCAACTGCAACATTGACTCCATTCCCTGGTGGAGTAATACATTCTGCCGTTGCTAACCTAAGTGGAGCAGGCACACAATTAACAGTTGGTAGGGTGGTTATCATATTTGAATCACCTGCAAGGACATTTAAAATACCAGCACCAAAAACAACTTACACTATTCAAGGTTTAACTCGCGTAAATACAATAGACGCTGAAATTAGGGACTTCACACTTCCTAAATTGACCAGAACAATAAAGGTAAAGAGAGAGATAAGAGAATATGCCACAAATCACAGACTTTAAACAAGACAACGAAGGCGTCTTTATTACCAAAGACCACACCAGCAAACTTAACTATGCACTGGATTGGTCAGACTGGGTGGCGCAACTTCCTAGCAGTGACAATGTTGCATCAGCAACTGTCACAGCATCAAACACATTCGGAGATTCAACTTCATTGGCAGTGTCAGGAGTGGCAGTGCAATCCAACAAAGTTTCATTCACACTTGACGGCGGAGAAACAGGACAAATTTATGCAGTCAAGGTTATCGTGACAACAACAAACGCATTCAAAGACGCAAGGACATTCAGAGTCAAAGTGTTAGAAAGGCAGTTATAATGGCAGGTGACAAAGCAAAAACAATTGACAGACAATTGGTCTACAACCTTGCCGCTGTGCAATGCACATCACAGGAGATAGCTGAAGCAGTTGGAGTATCCAAAAGATATCTAGAAAAAAGATTCGCAAAATTATTGGAACAAGGTCGTGCAGAAGGCCGTAAAAGTTTAAGAAGAAAACAATTTGAAAAGGCAATGAATGGTGATTCAAAACTATTAGTATGGTTGGGCAAACAATGGTTGTCACAAAAAGACAATCCAGAAGACACAGCATCAACTATGCCTCTGCCTTGGTCAGATGATGAGGACAACAAGTAATGGCACTATCACCAGCACAAAAAACTATTTGTGAAGACAAAAACAGATTCCGTGTTGCAGTGACAGGAAGACGTTTTGGAAAAACACACTGTGGCATCAGAGAGATATCCAAGTTTGCCGCAAAGAATCCAAAAGCAGAATGTTGGGCGGTGTCACCATCTTACAGAATGTCAAAACAAATTTGGTGGGACAAACTGAAAGAAAAATTAAAAGAACTTAGATGGGTTGATTCAGTCAACGAAGCAGAATTAAAAATTACATTGAAAAATAAAAGCAAGATACAATTAAAGGGTGCAGACAATCCAGACTCACTAAGAGGTGTTGGATTGAACTTTTTGGTTATGGATGAATTCCAAGACATTGAAAGACGTGCCTGGACAGAAGTATTGAGACCAACACTTTCAGATCAAATGGGACACGCATTGTTCCTTGGCACACCAAGAGGCGTTGGCAGTTTCTCACACGAAATGTATACTGAAGCACAAACCAAAGAAGGTTGGGGTGCCCACACATTTAAAACAGTGGATGGTGGCATTGTTGATCCAACAGAGATTGAACAAGCAAAACAAGAAATGGATCAACAAACATTTGAACAAGAATATCTTGCTTCATTTACAACTTGGAGAAAAGCAGTTGCATACAATTTTAAAAGAGACATACACATATTAGATTATCAAGGACCAAAGGATGTTTTACATATTGGAATGGACTTTAACATTTCACCTTCAACTGCCGCGATAGCAGTTATCGATAGAGATGTGCATTTCATAGATGAGATCAATATTGAAGGATCAAACACACAAGAAGTTTGTGAAGAGCTGAAAAGAAGATATCCAAATGCAACAATGATATCATATCCAGATCCAGCAGGTAAACAAAGACGTTCATCTGCAGGTGGTAAAACAGATATTTCAATAATACAAAACAATGGCATTGCAACAAAATTTAGATCAGCACACACTCCTGTTAGAGATAGGGTGAATGCACTAAACACCAAACTGAAAAATGCAAGTGGAGAGATTGGTATGTTTGTATCTCCTAAATGCAAAAACATCATCCGTTCATTGGAAAGACTTTCATACAAGGAAGACACTTCCGTAATAGACAAAGATGGTAATGAACATATGTTTGATGCAGTAAGTTATCTGATCGATTATTTGTATCCAGTGCGAACAATACATACAACAACAAGTTCACAAACTTTCAGATTTAGAGGAGGAAAATATTAATGGCCATTGATTATGCAGGTAAAGATAGTCCAAGACTAACAGGTTATGATTTAGGCTATGTGATGAAGAGTCATCCATTGTATCAAAATTATATTCAACGCTGGCAGTTCTTAAATGCAATATGGGAGGGTGGTTATCAATTTTTCCTTGGAAGATATTTGGAACCTTACCATTATGAATCACAAGACGATTACCTAAGAAGATTAAAAGGCGTTGCACTAGACAACCATTGCAGATCTATCACAGGAATATATTCTTCATTCTTGTTTAGAAAACCAATCAAGAGAGAATATGGATCGTTGGATACAGATCCAGCGGTAGATGAATTCTTGCAAGACGCTGACTTGGATGGTAGATCATTTGATCAGTTTATGAGAGACGTTGCAACATACTCAATGGTGTATGGACATTGTTGGGTGGCTATAGACAAGCCTGTTTCAAATGCAAGAACAAGAGCAGATGAATTGAATCAAGGGATTAGACCATATGTGCAAATATTCACTCCAGAAAATGTTTTGGATTGGGACTACACAAGAGATGAATCAGGATTATACAGACTTTCATATCTAAAAGTAAAAGAAGAAACACAGCGTTCATATGCGATTGTTAGAGAATACACTCCAACAATGATGAGGGCATTTAGACTCGAGAAAGAGGATGCCAAGCCGGAACTCATACAGGAGATGCCTATCACAACAAATAGGATTCCTTGCATACCGGTATATTCACAGAGAAGTTCACACAGAGGTGTTGGACTTTCTTCAATCAATGACATAGCAGATATGTCAAAAATGATATATGAAGAATATTCTGAGATAGAACAAATTATAAGATTAACAAATCATCCAACACTTGTTAAAACACCTGGCACTGAAGTTTCTGCTGGTGCTGGTGCTATCATACAAATGGAAGAAGGTATCGATCCTGGATTGAGACCATTCCTATTACAACCAAATGGAGCATCCATTGATTCAGTGATAGCAAGTGTTCAGCAAAAAATAGAAGCCATAGACAGAATGGCTTGTTTGGGTGGCATAAGATCAATTGAGTCAAGAAGATTGTCAGGCATTGGATTACAGACAGAGTTCCAAATGCTTAATGCAAAATTGGCAGACATTGCCCACAACTTGGAACACGCAGAAGAACAGATATGGCGTTGTTTCGCTATGTTGCAAGGCACAACATTTGATGGAGAAATAACATATCCAAGATCATTCTCAATACAAGACAAAGCAAATGAAGTGCAAATGATCAAACAGGCAAAAGAATCAAATCCAATGGATCCAAAATTATTGGCCGCATATGATGAGATGATGTTTAAAGCATTGACAGACGAAGAGACTTATATGGAAGTAATGAATATGGAGATGACACATCCAGTGACCACTCCTGAAAATAGACAGGCACACATCAAAGAAATGATTATGGAAGGATTGACAGACGAAAGAATGCTTGAACTCCATCCAGAGATTACACAAGCAGACATTGATACTGCAAAAGCATCAATGAATGAAACGCAACCAACACAACAAGTTCAAATGATGCAAGGTGAAATACCAGCGTCTAGAGAAATA